GGTATGGGGTTTATACATTAAGTATCTCCAACCTTTTGGGTATTGAAGATGTAGTTTAAACTCTGGTGGATTACTTGTATCGTAAGTCTTAATTATTTCTGGTTCTGTTTTTTTCCAAGAAGCGAAGTTGTAGGTAGTTGTCATAGTTGTTTTTTTCCATGTTGTTCTCCCCTTACTTGTTTGTTTAGTTTTATTAATTATCTAATTGTAATTTTTCTAATTCCTCAACTGGTGTGTAAGTTTTTTGTCCACCTTTTAATGCAAATCTTATATTAGTAATTAAAGCCACTTTTTCATCATCTTTATTAAAAGAAGGAAATGTAGAATGTGGTGCATGACCATTAAATATAACCATTGAACCTGTTTCTAAAACGTGAGGAAAAAATGCTGGTTCTTTTCTAACCATAAAGTCTGGTAAATAAGTAGTTGTTGGATGCCAAGCAAACGAACCTGCATATTTATGAATTGTTCTATCTACATTAACGTATGGATAATAAGTTATTACTAACTGATTTCCTTGATGTGCATGTGGTAAAGACCATTCAGCATATCTTTCAACATTCCCCCACATATTAAATTGAACGTCTAAATCTTTATAATCTACTTTATAATGTTCTTTTATGTAATGTTCTAAATTACTTTTAACCTCAGCAAGTAGCCATGCTAATGCTTTATCTTTATATATTAATAAAAGATTAGCTGGTTTACTGTGTTTAAAATCTGAATTAAAATTAAAAGTCTTTTTTACATAGTCTCTAGCAATATTAGCTAAAGACTTATTTATTTCATCATCTGTTTCATATTTTATTGTATGAATAAAACTTGTCCAAAGTTTATTATGATTATGAAATACTTTCATTTTAGATAACTTTAATTTTTATTCTTGATGTATTAGTAAATTCATAAGTTCCTACTTCTAATTGGATTTCTTCTCCAATGTCTAAATCAGAAGCATCAACTGTTACTTTTGTTTTTCCATTAATTAAATAAGTGTCTGACTTATTTATAATTCCAATATTGTTTCCAAATTTAACTCTAAAATTTGCGTTTGTATCTTTTTCATAAGAAATAATATATGTCTCTTTAGTGCCAGATTTAATAGTATTAGAGCCATCAATTATAAATTTAGGTGCCATTTCTCTTTTAATAATATTAAACTCAGGTAAAGAAATTTTCTCAACATCAGCTCCAGTTACATCAACAATATTTTCTTCTCTTGTACTTAAAGATAATACAACATTAGAAAAATCTTTAGTATCAGGAAAAATAAAAAGATTTAATGGACAATGGTAACCAATAGTTAATGCTTGGTCTTTAGCAACTTGTTTTGTTCTTTTATTTCTTTCATAAAGGTTAAAAACATAATTATTAAAATAAGCATATTTTGTTGAAGTTCCATCATCATTAGTTTGAATATAAGTATTAAAAGCAAATATCCACCTTGCAAAAGGTGTGTTTTCTTTTCTTACCTGGTTATCTACTTTTTTATTTAAAAAATAATCAATTGTATAATCAAAAGTTTTTCCATCAGATGTTACTGATAATTTGTCTTTAGTAACATTAATGCTTAATCCACCTTTATACATTGAACCTTTTTTTACTTTGCTATTAAAAAAGTTTGGAGTGTCTACTCTATAAAATTTAGTCATAATTTATTTTTCATTTTGTGGCATACCATCAACAACAATTCCACTTTCTAAAGAAAATGAATAATTACCATCAGTTGCTAATGTAAATAATTGAGTTTCTGTATTACAATTATCTTCTGTTTCTATTGAAGTAACACAGACTGTAGAATTATCTGATTTTCTTAAATTGCTACCAATTTTTATTTTTTCAACTTTTGATATTGTTGAGTATTTTAGTTGTATGCCATTATTCAAAATCACTTCTTTGTTAAATCTGTTTGAATAAATGCTTAAATCTAAAGCTCCCCAACCATTATCTGTGTCAATTAAGTGGTCGCCAGAAGTTTTTATTAAACCATTATTAATATTAAACATGGTTCTTAAACCAAGTTTTGGTCTCCATAATCCTATAACTTTATTTGAAGAACCATTTTTACCAATAACTCTTTCTCCAACTTGAATATCTTCAATAGATTTTACTGAACCATCAACAAGTTTAACTTTTGTTCCAGCAAGAAAACAAGACCCATCAGTTGAACATGCACAATCACACGCACAGTTGCAGTTACAGTTTGTTCTACAGTTGAAACTTCCACAATTACAGTTTTGAACTGTTCTTGTTTGATAAGTTCCACCTAATTCATCAGTTGTTGTGTAAGCACTAAATATATTACTAACAGTTATTGGTGTGAATGAAGATGTGTTTCCACCAGCACCATCGTAAGCACCAGAGTTTGCACAATTCGTTGTTGGTATTCCTGCAAATCCATAACTAGACCATAGCCACCAATTTCCGTTTCGTGGTTTTTTTAAATTAATCGTTTGAGATACTACTGTACCAGAAGCATTTTCATAATTTCCTGTTGCTGTAGTATTATATACTGAGTCTACATCTAATGCGTTTGTAGCACCTGCCGCAATAGCCGCAGATAGTAAACCAGCATAAGGTGTCGCTGTATTAATTACTGTTGCACTTGTTGTTGCTCTATCTAAAGCATCTAGAGGAGTTCCATCAGTTTTAACCATACCCAAACTACGTGCATCAGCACCAGCATTAGGAACGACTAAATTTCCTGAACCATCTATAATCTTAGATAGGTTTCTTGCTTTTGTCATTTATTTATTTTTCCTTGTTATTGTTGTTATTTAAACTTTACAAACTCAACGATGTCTCCAGCGACACATGCTTCACTTAAGATGACACTTGTGCCGTTAGTTGCTGTAAAGTCTTGTGTTTTAATTAATTTAATACCATTTACAAAACATTGAATGTAATTTGCTGTGTAACTAGTACTAAATGTTGTTTGACCAGCAGTTGCGGTAAAGTAAGTTTCATTAAAAATTACATCAACACCCAACTGTAATGTTTCTGCCGCACCACTATTTAAAACTGTTTTTGTTAGTGCACCAGAAACTACTATTTTTGTATTTAATTTTCCTGCTGTTGTATCTGTATTAGAAATAGAAACAGTACCACCACCAGAAGCCGCCGCCGCCGCAGAAGCACTCGCCGCCGCCGCACTTGCGGAAGAAGCACTATTTGAAGCAGAAGTTGCAGAAGCACTTGCAGAAGCCGCACTATTTGTGGCAGAAGTTTGCGAAGCAGTTGCGGAATTTGCACTTGCAGTTGCAGAATTTGAACTTGCAGTTGCAGAATTTTGAGACGCAGTTGCCGAATTTGCACTATTCGTTGCTTGAGTAGTAGCTAAAGCAACTTGTGCCGCACCATTTGTTGTAGCTAATCCAGCTTGTGTTGTAGCAATTCCAGCTTGAGTAGTTGCAGTATTTTTATCTGCTAAAGCTGAAGCAACATAACCTTGCAGTATTGCTTCTTCTGTAATTGATATTTTTGCAATTACTTCTATGTATAATAAGTCTCCAGCATTAGCCGCTTCTGTTAATGTAACAGTATTTCCACCTGTTAAAGTATAATCTTGTCCTAAAACAATTCTAATTCCATTTAAGAATACAAAACAGTTTGCTTCAGCAGTGAATGATAGTGAATTTCCACTTGCGGCTACACCAGTAAATACTGTCTGACCACTAGTTGCTGTATATCTATAAACATTAATTAAAGCAGAAACGTAATCTGAAGCTGTTTGCCACCCTGCTGATGTATAAATTAATAATTTTTGTAATGTACTGTTAAACCACAAGTCTCCAATATCTAATGAAGTAGTTGGTTGTGTTCCTGATACTCTATAACGTGCTACGAAATCGTTTACTGAATTTATATTAGCACCAGCTATATTTACGTTTGCAATACTACCTGAAACTAAATTTATATTTGCAGAATTAGATGCAACAGAATTAATATTTGCAGAATTAGATACTACTGAATTTATATTTGCACTATTAGAATTTACTGAATTTATATTTGCTATATTTGTAGCAACATTTGTAATGTTACTATTATTAGTAGCTACAGTATTTATATTTGTAGCATTTGAAACTAGAGAATTAATATTTGAACTGTTAGCATTTACCGCATTAACATTTGCAATATTATTTCCAACAAGATTTACGTTAGTAAGATTATTAGCTACAGTATTAATGTTTGCAGAGTTAGAATTTACTGCATTAATATTTGAACTATTAGAATTAACAGCATTAACGTTTGCAATATTATTTCCAACAAGATTTACGTTAGTAATATTATTAGCTACTGTATCAATCTCACTAACCGCTTCTTGAAGATCGTTAGCAACTTCAACTACTTTTGCAATCTCTGTATATAAAGTATTAACTTTGCCGATGTTTGTAGCAATAGTGTTAATATTTGAACTATTAGAATTAACAGCATTAATATTTGTACTATTA